TTCTTGATCATATCTCTATTGTCGTGTCAGGCATCGGAGACGGAGACGAAAGACGAATGATAGATAACCTCATGACTAAGTTGCGTTCCTTGGCTGAGGAGTTAAATATAGGGATGTTTATTGTGTCCCACTTAAAACGTCCCGCTATGGGGAAAGGACATGAAGATGGAAAACAAATCAGTTTGGGAGACCTTAGAGGAAGTGGAGCAATCGCTCAACTCAGCGATTTCGTTATCGGACTTGAAAGAGATCAGCAAAGTGAAGATGAAACAGTTGTCAGAATACTCAAAGCAAGATATAAAGGGAGTGAAACCGGAGTTGCAACCTCATTACATTACTCTCATGAAACTGGTAGACTTAGTGAGTGTTCAGGAGATCATGTACTTGAAGGTAAAGATTTTGGAACTCCGAATTTCTAAATTAGAGAAACGTTTTCCTCAGGGAGATTTAAAATAATGGAACTTGTTTTTGATATAGAGACTAACGGTTTATTAAATGACGTTGACACAGTACATTGTATTGGAATGGCTGTAGTTGGTGCAAAAGCTGGTCAACTATACACAAATGATATAGGTTCTTTTATAGACGATGAGTTTAAATCTTTTGATAATTTAGACGATGCTTTGGATATGATGGGAGAAGCTAATACATTGATTGGACATAATATTATAGGCTTTGATCTTCCGGTTCTAAAGAAAGTTTTAAACTGGTCTCCAAGAAAAAGCACTAAGATATTTGATACCATGATAGTGTCAAAGGTATGCCATCCTGATCTAAGGGAAGTAGATGCTAGGCAGAGGAAGTTAGCCCCTAAGTATTGGGGTAGTAACAGCTTAAAGTCTTGGGGGATGCGTATTGATTCCTTTAAAGATGATTATGGAGAGACCGCTGATTGGACTAAGTTTACTATGGAGATGGCTAAGTATTGTGTCCAAGATGTTCAAGTAACCCTGGACTTATACTATCATCTGTTAGATCAGGAAGTACCACAAAATGCAATAGATATAGAAACTCAATTTGCTCACATAATTTCTAGACAGGAAAGACATGGGTTTGTTTTTGATGTCGAGAAAGGAAAGGAGTTATATGTTGGCTTACTTAGAAATCAAGAACGGCTTGCTAAAAAGCTCAGGAGTTCATTTGGCAGTTGGTACATTTCTCAAGGAGAGCATACTCCTAAGAAAAATAACAAGACTAGAGGCTACACAGTTGGAGCAAGCTTTACTAAGATTAAGGCTGTGGAATTCAACCCAAATTCCAGAGACCACATATCGTCTAGGTTGCAGAAGTTGTATGGATGGCTTCCAAACTCTTTCACTCCTAGTGGAAAACCAGAAGTAAATGAAGCTATACTATCTAAACTTAAGTTTCCTAATTGTAAAGAACTAAAAGAACACTTCTTAATTAGTAAACGGATATCTCAATTAGCTGAGGGAGATAATGCTTGGCTAAAACTTGAACGGAACGGACGAATACATGGGAGAGTAAATACAAATGGTGCTATTACTGGACGTTGTACTCATTCTTATCCTAATATAGCCCAGGTTCCAGCAGCTTACAGCCCGTATGGTTCTGAATGTCGGGGTTTGTTTGGTGTTGGGAAGGGTAATGTATTAGTTGGAGTAGATGCTGATGGCCTAGAACTCAGGGCATTAGCTGGTTACATGACTAGGTATGATGGTGGTAAGTATGTTGAAGCTGCAGTATCAGGAGACAAGTCTAAAGGTACTGATATTCATAGCTTAAACATGAAGGCATTAAATATAACTGATAGAGATATAGCTAAGACTTGGTTCTACGCTTTCATTTATGGGGCTGGTGATACCAAGCTTGGTGCTATTCTAGGTAAGGGTTCAAAGACAGGACGAATATCAAGACAAAGATTTTTAAAGAACGTAGCTGGTTTAGATGATTTAACAAGTAAGGTTAAGGAAACTTTTAGAAGAAGGGGGCATTTGATAGGACTAGATGGTAGGAAGTTACACATTAGATCGGAGCACTCAGCGTTAAACACCTTGCTTCAATCGGCAGGTGCAATACTTATGAAGAAGGCTTTGAATATTCTGGATGATAGATTAAAACTATTAGGACTTAATTCTGGAACGGACTATGAGTTCGTTGCTAATATCCATGATGAATTTCAAATCGAGGCTAGAGAAAACCATGCAAGAAATATTGCCGAACAATCTGAGGGAGCGATCCAATCCGCAGGGGAATTCTTTGAGTTTGGTTGCCCACTTTCCGCAACTTCAAAAATTGGAAAGACATGGGCTGAGACCCATTAGGACTGTTAAAGGTTTGGTTGCTTTCATGGAGAGAGACAGGAACTTTATTATAAAAGATAATCCTTTTATGCCTAGTGATAGATCAAACTATAACCGTTTCCAAAACTCAGTCAAGGCTTCATTCTTATGTTGGCTAAAAGATTTTACTTGTGAAGTTTGTGAGTTTAGAAACCCAACTAGATCATTTCATTTTCACCATGTTGATCCTAAGAAAAAGAAGCTGAATATACTAGGTGGGTTAGGGAAGAAGAACAAAGTTAAATTAATTAAAGAGGTGCTTAAATGTGTATACGTTTGTGAAAACTGTCATTATAAAATTCACGCTCAAGAAGGGGGATTGAATGGAAACTACGAGATTATTAATAGACGGAGACATTCTTACATATCGAACTTGTTGGGCGGTACAAAACGAGGTAAGGTGGGACGATGATATTGTTACTACTGCTACTAATATAGCGGAACTAGAATCACAGTCTGTATCGACTGTAGAGTATTGGAGAGAGAAGTTTAATGTAGAGGATAAAGAGAACATAACTATATGTTTCTCTGATAGGTCAAATAATTTTAGGCGAAAAATTTTTCCCGAATATAAGGCGAATCGAAAAGGTAGTAAGAAGCCCCTAGCATATAATCATTTGGAGCAATTCCTAATCAAGCGTTACAATTCTTTTGTCCTCGATAATTGTGAAGCTGATGATGCTTTGGGGGTTCTTGCTACCGGAGAGAAGGGAAGAAATATTATCCTATCTATTGATAAAGATATGATGACTATACCATGTGAGTATTTTAACATGGACTCAGAAGACTTGATGGAGATAGACACTGAGTTAGCAGACTATATGTTTTTCTATCAGACCCTAACTGGTGATGCCGTTGACAACTACAAGGGATGTCCAGGGATAGGTAAGAAGAAAGCACATGATTTACTCAGAGAACTTGGGGCTACTTGGAAGACTGTGGTAGATGCCTTCAAACGTGCAGGGTTGACGGAAGAAGATGCTTTAGTACAGGCTAGGGTAGCTAGAATATTAAGGGTAGAAGACTACGATCTAGGAAAGGAAGAGGTGATACTATGGAAACCGAAATGCCAAAACTAAATGATCAATGGAAGGGTGGTTCAACGGATATCAGACCAGCTTACTACGCTAAATATAAGATAGACCCTTGGACTTTCATTATAGAAAATCAATTAGGTATGGATGTAGGAAGTGTGGTAAAATATGTGGTCAGACATAAGGATAAGAATGGTATTGAAGACCTTAACAAAGCTATTAAATGTTTAGAAATGATGAAGGAGTATTATTATAATGCAAAAAGTTAAAGAGTTCCATGAGAAAATGGAACTAGCAATAGACCAGCCATTCAGCAAGGAGTTATTAGAGTTGAGGATGCGTTTAATCTTTGAGGAAGTTCAAGAACTTGCTGAGGTTGGTCTAGATTTAGAGGGAAACTTAGACCAAGAAGAACGTCATGTTCTTATGCAAGATTTCTTAAAAGAAATGTGTGATGTTATTTATGTAATCAAAGGTACGGCTGTGTCATTCGGTATGGATTTGAATAAAGCTTACAACCTAGTACATAAATCAAACATGAGTAAGTTTCCATTTACTAAAGATGAACATGGTAAAGTATTGAAAGGTAAAAATTATAAACCCCCTGTACTAGAGGACTGTGTATGACTTCTGTGCGATCTGAAATTATAACGAGGCGAACTTACAATAGACCTAAGGATGATAGCGGAGAGGAGTTTGAATCTTGGGCTGAGACTGTGGATAGAGTCATCCGTCATCAGGGTTGGCTTTGGGATAGAGCATTAGGAAAGCCTGACCCTGAGGGTGTGTATTACCAAGCTGTGTGTGAAGAGTTAGAAGAACTAAGGCAGCTAATGTTAGACAGGAAGGTTTCAGTTAGTGGTAGAACGTTGTGGTTAGGTGGTACTTCAATAGCTAAGACTAGAGAAGCAAGTCAATTTAACTGTGCTCATTTAAAAGTGGAGACTATACATGATGTCGTTGACAGTTTGTGGCTCTTGTTACAAGGTTGTGGAGTCGGTTTCACACCAGTTGTCGGAACGTTGTCAGGGTTTACACAACCAATCAAAGATGTTGAAATTAAATATTCAAAGCGAACCGCTAAAGGAGGAAGGGAAACAAATAAAGAATCTTTTGATGCCAGTAGTGGGACTTGGACTGTTAGTATTGGAGACTCCGCTGAGGCCTGGGCAAAAAGTATCGGCAAACTTCTGGCTTTCAAAGGGAAAGCTAGGAAGCTCGTACTCGATCTCACACAACTTAGACCCTCAGGACTTAGGCTATCTGGCTATGGGTGGATAAGCTCAGGAGACAAACCTATAGCTAAAGCCTATCAAGCAATCATTCAGATATTAAACAAGAAGTCTGGACAACTATTAAATAGAATGGATGTGCTTGATGTTATGAACTGGTTGGGTACTGTATTGTCTTCTAGAAGATCGGCAGAGATAGCCTTGATGTATTATGATAATCCAGAATGGGAACAATTTGCTAGAGCAAAGGATAACTTATCCCTTACTCCACACAGAAGTCAATCAAATAACTCAGTGGTTTTCTGGAGAGAACCAGAACACTCAGAACTTGAGGAGTTCTTTAATATTATTAATGAGTCTGGTGGCTCAGAACCTGGGATTATTAATGGGGTAGAGGCTAGACGGAGAGCACCTTGGTTCTCAGGTGTCAATCCTTGTGCTGAGATACTGTTAGGTAACAAGAGTTTTTGTAATCTATCAGAGGTAGACGTTGGGAAGTTTAAGGATGATAGTGACGGGCTGAGTAGGGCTATCTATTTAATATCAAGGGCTAACTATAGGCAGACCTTAGTTAATCTAAAGGATGGTATTCTACAAGACTCATGGCATGAGAACAATGAGTACCTCAGACTGTGTGGTGTAGGGTTGACAGGTATAGCTAGACGGGATGATCTATCAGAGTATGATTATAAACAGTTTAAAAACATAGCAGTACATGGGGCTTACTCAATGGCAGACCAGTTAGGAACTCAACGTCCTAAGAATGTGACAACCATCAAGCCTAGTGGCACACTGAGTAAGATCATGGACACTACTGAGGGATGCCATAGACCAGAAGGAAAGTACATATTTAACAACGTAAACTTTAGTGTTAATGATCCCATTGTTCCTAAGCTTAGAGAAGCTGGCTATCGGGTTGTGTCTAATCCGGTAGATGAACACAATGTTATCGTAACATTTCCTGTAGTTTGGGAAGACATTAGGTTTAGTCAAGACCTTAACTCAGAGGAGAAAGATAGATATGTTAATGTGGAAAGTGCGGTTGAACAACTGGTTCGCTACAAATTTCTTATGGATACTTACGTTGAACAGAATTGTTCGATTACGATTTCTTATGAAAAGGCTGAGATACCAAACATTATTAGTTGGCTCAAATCTAACTGGTCTTCTTATGTTGGTGTTAGCTTTCTTCCCCGTATGTCTAATGCCGAAAAGGCTGGATACGAGTATCTCCCCCAACAAGTTGTCGGAAGAAAAGAATACGAAGAGTATGTTTCACAACTTTCCCCGGTGGATTGGAAGAAAGCGGTAGGTATTCATGAACTAGAAGATGATGAATGTGCTACTGGTGTTTGTCCAGTAAAGTAGTTTTGATTAACACTCAAATAATTTCAAGGCTTTAGGAGTATACCAATGATAAAATATATGAGTAACGAAAGTTTAGGTTCTATAATTATTACTGATGGATTACTAGAACATCTAGAAGAGATGTTTCCAGATAGACTCCCCACCGTTTTGGTGGGTGAGTCGGAGATATCTAAATTAGTAGGACAACAACAGGTAATAAGATGGTTAAAAGATAAGCAAGAAGAGATAAGAGAAGAAACTTTAAAGGGAGATAAAGCAAGTGTTAGAGTTACTTAATGT